AAGTTTGTAAAATGCTTCTAGATTGAATACAATATCACTATCAATCCATAATTGAAGATCATAGTTGAGTTTACCTTGCCATGGTAACTGATCAGGACCTTTGAGTACGTTTGCTCCTAATACCTTACATCGAGCAAAGTTGACCATTGAAGAGTAGTCTTGTGATATTTGAATCGTAGCACCTTGTTGTACACATTCAAAACACAGTTGCACAAAGTTCTTTAGAAATGTGTATGATACTCCACGACCGGGAAGACAGAATACAATTGCTTTACCTTTAATTAATTTTCTTGCTTCCTCTATCGAAAACTCATCACTAACCTTGTTTGTCGTTTTTGGTGGAGTAGTCACCACCTTAAATCCTTTTGCCATTACAGAAACTGTTTGTCAATTCATTATACAATGTAATTTATACTCCGTCAACAATCCATTAAAAAAAGGCGACCTTTGTCGCCTTAAAGAAATATTAAGTTATAATCCTCGGCGAAAACTCACAGAGTTAGTTATATAAAATCTTACCTATGTCTAATCTTCGTCATAATTGACTTGTATTGGGTCTTGATCCAACGAATTGGTTTCCATGACTTAATATGCTGTATTGTAAATGGAGTTTTATCGAGTTTCATCCTTGACCTCTTCTAATTTTTCCTCCCAAGAATCGTCAGGAGTAAAAATAACAGGACCTTGTGCTATCGCATCTGCCAATTCATCTAATAGTGGATCTTTTTCCATTTTTTCCAAAAATAAGGTAGTATGCCCCAACTAAAACGAGTGGCACGGTTATCATATGCATTATAACCATCATTTGCAATTCTGTCAAACCAGATGCGGTTGTAACCTGCTCTGTCCATGTACCTTCCAACATGTAAACCTGTGGGTTCGCCATGAAATAAGAAATTGCTGAAAATGTCATTAAAATATTGTATCTAATTCTATTATATAGAATCGTACTTAATTGTCACCTGTTCTGGTGAATAACAACTCTTTACACCGGCATGTATCATTTGACGAAACATTTCCTGTCGTCGTAATGCCTCTTCCTCACTAATGTGATGGTAAATTCGTTTTTCGTCGAGGTATACAGAATAACTCATAAAACTATACACTTTGTAGGAATTCCTCCCCTACCTCTTATATAGCGTTTCCGTTGAGCAGGTGCAAGTTCTGCTTTCCATAGTTCAATTGCTTCCCATCTCTCCTGTTGAAAGAACTCTTGTTGGAAGTACCAGATCTCTACAGATTCGTGCCCTTTATTTTTATTACAGTCCTCACAGCAACATATCATGTTTGTCAAGTCTGATTGACCACCATGTGCTTGAGGATGTATATGATCTATCGTATCTGCCTTTTCCCCACAATATGCACACTTATACTTCCACGCTTCCTTTATATTCTTTTTCCACATCTTTCTCGCTTTACTATAATTACTCGCCAACATTTCATAAAGGTACTCTGAAGGTTTGCTTAGAAGCATACATATTTGGTGTAGTAATATTATCTATATGAAACCAAAGTTTATTATGAGTTCGGGTACTGGATGGTCGGCGACCACTCCCCTGTGGTACACTCTACAATTAGATAATCAATATATGCATACTGGATTGAAGAAAGAGAGTGAATATATTAGAAAACTTTTACAGAATCCTACTGAGAGATTTTCAGGAGTAGTAGAAAGAATAAGGAAAAAAAGCAGATGGAGATCAAGAGAAGAGCATAAAGTCAGGAAAGAGCAAACAATCAATAAAAACCTGTTCTTGAATCAGGAAGACAAAGATGCCTTCCTGAAAGCACCTTATACCATAGAAAAGTATATCACTTACTATAAAAGACTTTGGGAAAGTTTACAGGAGAATAATTGTTCATATCAGGCAGTTGGTGATTTTTCAAATGCAAACTATTCGATACCAGAAGAATTTTGTCATGAATTAGTTGGGAAACTTTCTGAAGAGTTTGATGTCAAAGTGCTTATGATAGTGAGAGACCCGATTCGTCGTTTATGGTCAGAGATAGGAGGATTTTGGGGTCAAAAATCAACCCGTCAGTGGGAGAATGAAAAAGAGGTTATTGAATGTCTTTATGATAGGATAACTCGAAGAAGTCTTTCTTTAGATTATGTTCAAGTTATTGAGAAATGGGAAAGAGTTTGTCCGATTCATGTCGTCATAATGGAACAATTGTGGGAGGGTGACGAGCAAGAGAGAGAAAAGCAGAGATTATCCGATTTCCTAGACTATGACATCAAAAAAATTCATGAAAATGTCTATAGTCCCGACCGTGGACCCAATGCACCTCATTATGAGGGTCTACCAGACCAGTGGACAAGTGATAAATACTGGTTACAAGATGAATTATACAATAGAGTCAAACCACTTTTCCCTGTTTACCAACAATGGGTGGACAAGTATGGTAGTTTACCGCTATACTGGGGAAAACCATACAACTATGAGGTATAATCAATTATGCTTGACCCTTTTGGTGATAGCAGCATGGGCAAATCTACTCCTCAAGTAACTATGACCGACAAAATAACGAAGAATTTACCTATTTCTGAAGTTTTTGCAAAGGTTAACTTCAAAATGCCAGAGACAACCTATACAAAGAGTCAGGTTGATGCTCTGATTGCTGATGCATTGGCAGAAGCGAAGGCAATTGATGAGGCATCTATGGCAAAGCACAATCGTGATGCAACTGTTCTTAGTATGATTCTTGGTTTTACTGTTTTGGCGTTCTTTGTAGACGGTCTTTTACGACTTTTAGGAGTTGTTCCTCCATTTTTAGGCATTGATATCGATATTTTAGACAAAATTACTCAAAGAGTCGAAGGTGACATCCTTTCACATCTTTCAAATCTCAAAAATCTCAAAAATGTGATAAAATAATGAATTCGACCGTACTTTTCCTCTATTTTTTACTTTTTATGACGACTTTGGTCTCTGCAATCGTCTTTATGTGGAAGAGTATGACCGAAACTTTCAAAGAATTGGGAAAACCGACGATATCTAACATTCATCCAGAGATGAGAGACGTTCAAAGCGGTACAGAACTACTTGTTTTTCATGCATCGGACGATGAAGAGGAAGATGATGGCGAAGGAGACGTCGTAGTGGTCAGAAGATAGTTGCAAAAGTCTTTTTTTATGGTATAATAACCATATAGTAAGATTTGTTTCATGAGTAGTGTCAGTTTTAGGAAACACCGTGTGTTCAAGGAGACTGAAAATGTTATTTTTTATGATATTACAGTCGAAGAGTCCAATGCATCCGATTTAGTTGTACATGAAGGTGTTGCAACATCGCCACCAGACGATTTTGTAGGAGCAAAACAGTTTTATATTCATTCATATCAAGATGATTACAATAGAGTGGTGTCAGGAACGCGAACTTTTGAGTTAGTCAACACCAATTGGAAGTGTCCTTATCATATTGTCAATCTTGATCGTAGTCATGGAGCACTTTTTATACCTCGTGGCACCTATCATCGGTCAGTTTCGGGACCAAATGGGTCAATCGTCATCAACCAAGCACACAGATATCCCGGTTTTGATTCAAATAAAGAGTTTCTACCTATTTCTTGTGCTGAGAAGCAAGAATTGTATAATATACTCAGGAATGAAAAACCTGTAATAGACCAATAGTATGACTGGATATGATTGGCATGTCATGAGAGACTTACCGCCTGCTCATGGTAGTGGTAAGGAACCCATGTATGCAGGTATGGGCAAGTCTACAAAACCAGATCCCAACAGAAAGATTGAATATCCTAGAGTTCTTCATGTACTCTGCATTGACTCACACAACACCAGTTACTTCTATGAGAGAGAAGATGGAACATATTACTGGTTACATGCTCGTAAGAATAAAGATGACGTTGAGGTAGATGCAGATCAACTTCAATTAGATCTCTTTGGTGAACCGATACTCACTCGTGAGTTTCTTGACAAAGCAATACATGCCTGATATAATAAGTATATGGAAACATACTTTATATTCATGATTACATTAGCATGTATAGCACTGATAAGTGTTATCATTTGGTTTGTCGTATGGTTCAAGAGGTGGATAGTCTGATGGATACTTCAAAAGGTAGATGGCAGGACATGTTCACCTCCGGCAATATAGAAGTAGGAACCCCCGGTGTCGGTACAGCAGATACAACACTCTCTTCTTCTTGGGAACATATTGAAGTCAATCCTGACTTCCCCGAAGATATTGAAATTAATTCAGATCATCTCGATAACAAATACGACCCCTCACATTATCAGAGAGGCAAGATCCAAGTATGGGATTTCATCGCCGATCAGAAACTTGACTTCTTCAAGGGTAATGTGGTAAAATACGTATGTCGTGCAGGCACCAAGTCCGGAGAGTCGGAACTGGATGACCTCATGAAAGCAAAAGTCTACGTGGAGAAGGCAATTGAACTGTTGGCACTGTAATACAGAACTGATATGGGGTGCTGACTTCAATGGAGAGGATTACGGGGTAGAAGATGTTTACTCTATCGTCACCAATCTATCATGCCCCAAATGTAACTCATTCGTAGAAGTATACTATCCAAATGAAACAAGCAACTAAAATCATCAATGCAAAGTACTGGTTACTCATTGCAGGACTTCTGACCTTCGGTATGATATACCTTGGCAACAGTAACCATAGACTTGCAGATACCAATGATGCATTGTCAACAGACATGCAGTTACTCATGGAATACATGGAGTATGGAAATCGAAAAGGCACAGGTACTCCATATCAAATGCCCATACTACAATGACCTTTCAACAAACATCAGACCAACCCTATGACAGGCATCACTATAAGATCATATCTTCGAGATATGCTACCTTCATAGTCAAATCTTGGCAAGAGGTTCAAGAGTGGTGGTGGAATCATTATCAAATACCTCAGTTTGATGCAGTCATAGAAATCCTAGATATACCAGAAGAGAAATCTAAAGGTTTTGGATGACCACAAATTATCACATATACTTTCGACAAGAAGTCCTTTTCAAGAATCTCACTCTTGAAGAGTTTACTTTGATATGGGATAAACTTTATACTTCTTATTGGAAAGAAGACATTAC